CTAGCAACAATTAATTCAGTCACAGATCCTGGAAGAATTGCACCAACTTCTGAACGTGCAAGCACACCTGTAGGAGAACTGAATTGAATCACATCACCTATTTGACTATATGCACCACCTTCAATAATATTAAATTTTTCTATAATTGGAAGAACAGTACAAATAATATCACCAAATGGTGTTATGTTAGACTTTCCTGTTATTGTGAATGTTTCAATATCATTAGTTTGTTTAAATACTCCAGTCAAACTATCTTTGCTAATTGTTATTTCAGCAATATCTAAATTTAAAAAACGAAACAGAATAACATTTTCAACTCTGGCTGTTGCTTTTTCTATTACACCATTTGGAAATATTCTAGTTTGTGTAATTAATTGTCCTAATAAATTACGAGCATCTCCTGTTGTAGCAAGAACACGAATTATTTGTCTTTCGCTCCATTTACCATCTGATACACGAAGCATATCAACTTTAGGAAAATATAATTCAGCATCTTCATTAAACAATATACGAAAAAGAAATTTATATGAAGCTTCTGTTCCTTTTGATAGATATAAATCTTTAATATGTTTTGCTAGATATCTTTTATCTGAAAGAACTTCTTTTGGAATGCTAGGTAATATTTCTTTTGAGAAATAGTCAACAAACATATTGACAGTATTATCAATATCTCTTATGTCTTCTAAATGTTGTTGTGGGTAAAAATTTTCAAGAAATTCGTAATATGCTTTTAGAAAGTCAATAAACTTTTGATTATCATCCCTTACAAATTCAGGGACTTGTTTACTAACGACTATCGATGCTGTTGCTTTTACTGAAGCTGGCATAGTTTTTTATCTACTGTTTGTAAATATAAAATCTTTTCCTGACACACTTTCGCCAGAAGCAATTTTATCAGATATAATATTTACTTCTATATCCTGTTCTCTTATAAATGCTAATTGATTTCTAAGAGATATTACATCATAAGAAGCAGGCTCTACTGTAAAAGTTATTTTACCATTAATATCACCTTGTGATATATTGATGCTATCGATTGATATTTTACCTGTTGTGTAATTTACTGTACCGATATATGATGGTGTATAAATTTTAACATTTGCAGCAGTAAGATAAAATAATCTTAAATCGCCGATTGCGTTATCTTCAATGTAATATGTATCTACACTTCCTGCTATTGTAAATCCTGATGACGATAAAGAAATAGAAGCATTTTGTGTTGAAGTTGGTTTATAAATTGGATTATTTAATGAGAATGTATATTTTGTATTCGTATTAAATTGTGGTGTTAAAAGATACTTTAATTGAATTTTAGTAATGTTTGAAACAATGCTATTTTCACTTTTGTCAATTAAACTAGATAATGCTGACTCACGAAATACAGCATCAAATTTATTTAAGTTGCCTGTGTTATAAGCTTTTATTGTATCAACCACAATGCTTTTTATAGTGTCAGCACTACGAGTTGTTAATTTTGGATTGTAATATACATTTGAATTTACTGATATGTATAGTATGTCAGGATCAACTATTTCTGGAATAATACTTACTAAACTTTTTCCTTTTATAATATCTTTAATAATAATTTGTTTAGTGCTTTGTGTTAATGTATCTCCTGTTTTTGGTTTAATACAAATATATGCTTTTCCATAAATTGGTGGATCATTTTCTTCACCACCCCAAACTGAAATAGCATCAACGTTATTATAAAATTTTGGAATAATTACTTTGTAGTCATCTGCAGTCACTGCTCTATTTTGTGCTGTAAAACTTTTTGGAGCATTAAATTTAATACTATCAATTGTTTCAGGTATAGAACCACCAGCTGCAATTGCTTTTGTCACAATTGATACGTTGGCTGTATTTGTAAATGCGTTTCCTGTGTATGTGAAAGTAGCTGTACCATTTGGTTCTGATTCATTGCAAACAAAATAATCTATAAGAATATTTGCACCATTTGCTGGAGCAAATCCTAAAAGACCATCACCAAAAGAAATAACATAATTACCATCATCATTTTCTTTTAAAAAATAAACACGTGATACTGGAGTTAATGTAGAGAAATTATCAGCAAGATTATATACTGTGTTTGCTGCTGATCCTGCTACCTCTTGAACATTGATTTTAATTGTTGAAGTATCTACTTTAGCATTTGGAATTACATAAGATCCATTCGTGACCATTGAATATGTTTTTTGTAATAATCTTCCTTCAATTATAGGAACATTTAAAAATGAATATGTATTTGTGATAGAACGAGAAACAGTGGTTGTACTATCAGTTAAAAAATTAAAATTACTTCCACTAAAATTTGAACTGAATGAAGTTCCTGCTGGTATAGTAAGAGTTGTTGGATTTCCTGATACGTTCGATATAACAAGATCAATAAGTGCTTTTGAAGCAATACTTGATGATGGAGTATATCCTAATGATTTAGCAAGACTTACAACTGATGAACGTTTTACAGCACTATCTAAAAACATTTCATTAACACTTAAATTATAATACAAAGCATTATAATGTGTGTTGTAAGCAAGTACATCTAACAAGATTGAAAGACCAGATCCTTCAAAATTGTAATCGCTAAATGCATTTTGTGCTTTTAAATATGTCTTTATATTCTTTTTTATTTCATCAAAATCTAATTCAGTGACTTTAATGTTTCTACTTGTTTCAGCCATTATCGTGTTCTTTCGAGTGTTAAAGTTAATTCTATTGGTGTAGCTGTATTAATAATTTTAAATACAATACGAATATCTACATAATTTTCGTCTGGACGAACCAATACAAACACATCAACTAATAATACTCTTGGTTCGTAATTTCTTATAACATCAACTATACTTCTTTTAATTACAGCTGTAGCCATTTCAGTGACTGGTTCAAAAAGCATTCCTCTTACTTGACAACCGATTTCACTATGAAAAGGTCTTTCAAAATTTTTAGTAAGTATTAGGTTTCGAACACTTTGTTTAATCGCTTGCTCGTCATATTTTATAGCTACATCCTTATTTACAGGGTGTGCTGTAAAGTTTAAATCTAAATCTGCGAATGTACGAGTATTAGTTGGCATATTACTATTTATTATCCTATGTTGACTTTTGGTGACCCTAATAATCCAACTTTATCACCACATAATATAGGATCTAATATCCTTACAGCTTGTCTTCCCTCAATATTACATTTTAAAGAGCCAATTACTACTAATCTACTTGGTGAAGGGTGTACTACAATACCACAAACATGTGTAAGATACATTGTATATAAAGTCAATGGAATAGGTAAACCTTGTATAAAAGTTTTACTTGCAAAAGGACCAATTGGTAAAGTTGGTGGAAAACAACCATGTCCAAATGATAGTGTTGTTGCTACTGCTGCTAATGGCATATTTATCCAACCTCTGGTATTAAAGAGAAATCATCTGATACTTTTAAATGATCTCTCATAGTAAATGTTTCGAATCTATTTCCTGAATATTTCCATGAACAATGCAACCAAACTGATTTTTTACCTGCATACGATAACACTATACGATCAAATCCATAAGGTAAAGATAAAGCTAAATCTATTGCTGCTTGATAATGTTGAGCACGATTCCAGCTTGAAAATATAATATCAACAGCTTCACCTGTATAATGTTGAGATGTTTCAGGAGATCCTGCTTGAATTTGGTTATTTCTATATCCATTTATAATTAAAACGTTTTTGAATAAATCTTTCATTGGTTCAATAAGATATGTTGCCATTCCTTTTAAATTACAAACTATTTGTTTTGGTTCTACTCCCATTTGTGAAATAATAGGAATACCACCATTTCGATTTAATGCTCCTAATTGAATACGAGCAGATAATTGTAAGCTTGGTTCATAGGTAGATAATCCATAAATGTATTCGCATTTTTGTTCTGCTGCTGCAATATCTGATTTAACTGTTGGTGTAGTTTTAACAGAAACATCACCTAAATCTAAATTCTTACGAATATATAAACCACGTTGTACTTGACGTTCACGATGAGTTTGAGCATCTCCTTCGTCTGGAACTTCATACACAAAGAATTCTCTTGCTGATCTTGAATTGACTTGTAGTTCAGGTATTACTGGCATTTGAGTATCAATTATTTCATTTGATGTTAATGCTAATCCTGATGGTGTAAAGCCATTTGCTATATCAACTTTACTACCATCTAATTCTAAAACTTGTGCTGCACCTAATGTAGCCATTCCTTTTGATTCCATTCTTATTTGTGATGCAATTAATCTAAATTCACCACCTACATTTAAATTCATGTCTCCAGCAACTGTCACTTTACAATCATTATTAATTACAACTTCTCCTGGACCATCTATTCTTATTTTTGCTCCAGCTTGAAGCACAGCATTTAATTCACCATATACTGTTAAATTTTTTGTTCCACCAACTAATTCATAAGTGTTTCTTTCACTAATTGAATAACGATCTCCTACTACACGATCAGTTAATGTACCATTATGATCCCATTCCATCCAACTACCACGTTTATGGAATATATTAATTCGTTCAGCATTTGGTGTATCATCTAATTCGAATACATGTCCTCGTTCAGTTTCAACAACTTTATTAAAAGGATATTCAGCATTGTAAGGTATTTCACACTGATCCCATGTGTCATAATTAAATCTTTCAATTCCTAATGCTCTTGCTGATTCTTTTACATAGACTGAAGTTTTATCTATATTCTCATGACGTGATAATCTAGATGTGTCTGGCTCATTTACATATTCTAAGTATCCTGAAGCAACACCAAAAGATCCTGATGCTGGATTTGAAACAAGACCAGCATTACCAAATTCACCATTATCAGAAATTGGCTTTACATATGCAGTGTTCTCATCAAATAATGTTCCTCCTAAATTTGGCACTCCAACTGAAGTAAATTTTTTTGCTGCTGCTGCACGTCTTGCTTTTTTAGTTGATGATTTACCACCAAATAATTTTCCACCAATACCACCAAGGTTAAATCCACCAAATCCTCCGAGTAAATTTGATATATTACCTGATGTTATATTTGATATAGCAGAGGAGATGTTCCCACTCACACCACCTAATATATTTGTCACTGAAGCACCAATATTTGTCGTGTTTAAAACATTTGATATATTTGCGATACCAGTTGAACTATTTAAAATATTTCCAATACCTGAATTAGATAATACGTTTGTCACATTTGATAAAGAACCATCTGCTATGTTGGTTAAATTTGAAGTTATAGATTGAGCACTACCACCCAAATTATTTAAAAGGTTTCCTGAAATATTTTGAATTGAACCTGTAATTGTTCCAGTTAAATCTGTTCCTGATGTTAAGTTAGAAAATAATTCTTTTCCTGTTGTAATAGAAGAACCCAAAGATCCTGATGTGACACCACCTAATATATTATCAAAACTCTTTTCACTCATTATTCCTTGAATAGCACCTGCTGCTCCTTGATAGTCTAATGAATTCATTAACTTGGGAATAGAAGAATTAGCAAAATTTTTTACACCAATATCAGATGCAACACTTACTAATGAATCAAACATTTCTTGTGACACTGGTGCTCTTACAACACTTGTAAGTTTATCAGCTACATCTGTTTGTAAATAGTTTTTAAATTCAGTTTGTGCTGTAGCTATATCTATACTTCCAGGAAATGATGTTGTGACTGCTTTTCCTTGAAATGTATCTTGACCATAACCGATTACAGTTTTAACTACATCACCAGCAGCATTTGTAATTTGTACAGCATCTGCTGTGAATGGTGTGTTTGCTATAATATCTTTTACTGTAGTGTCTGTCACAGAGAAAGTAGAAAGTGGTCTTGCTTTTTCTATCTCTAAATCTCCTTTTAATAAAGCTTTAGAATCTTCAGATACTTGTGCTGCTGTTTGTACATTGCCACCACTTTTTGTGGCTACAGCATTAATTATGTTTACATTTGAATCTATTTTACCTGATACAAGTTTTGATACACCATCAGAACCAATTTTTACTGCTGTGTTTGCATTTCCTTTTCTATCAGATGGTTTAAGAACTAAAGAATTATTTTGATTTTGTGGAACACCTGCAATTGTACCAAGTATGACTGGAGTTTGATCATCTTTATCAGTGAATGTGACAAGAACTATACTTCCTAAAACTATTCCTGTTGGCGATACACCAATACCAGCACTTGCTGCTGAATTGACTGGTGATATAGGCATAGCCCATGGTAAATCTATTGTAGGAAGTATTGCAGGGTTTTCATCATGAACACCCATTACTCTCACTTGACATCTACCAAGTTTTAAAGGATCGTTTCTGTTTTCAACTTTACCAATAAATAATTTCATTATGCTAATTCTCCCAGTCCTTGGCTTAAACTATCCTTAATTAATTCTAAAGTACAAGTGTGTTTACTTTCACCATTTATATTATGATTAATCGCAGAAATTAAATAATTGCCTGAATAAGTAGGATCTACCATATCATTTGATTTATCATTAACAGTCTCTACTCTAAATGTTTTTACTTTAACAACTTTGCCTGCTGTATAATCCGTTCTTCCAAGTGTTGTAATCTTTAATTTAAATCCTTGTGTGTTTGCGAGTGCTGATAATCTAAAAAGAAACTTATCACTATTTGATACATCATCAAAACCATTATGCATAGCTGTGTGTTTTATTTTATTATATACTAAACTATCTGGAGCAGAAACAACTTCTGTGCTGTTTAATGGGAACTTATTTAAATGTGGAATTTTATTGAATTGTTCTTGAGATGAGAAATATTGTCTTTTGAATCTTTTTGTTACCATATCATAACTTGTAAGATTAGAAGTAAACATACCTTTAGAAAGTCTATCTATAAAATCAAATCCTTCAGGAATATTCAGAGTAAGTATTCTTTTAAAATCTTGTTCTACGTCTTTTATAGTATCGCCAACGTTTGTTTCAGTTCTTTCATAATTATCAAATATAAAATCTTGAATGGGATTCCCAGCATAAAGAGAATGTAAAGAAATAAAGTTAAACCCATCACGATTTTCATAAAACATATAGGAAGAAATATCATTTTTATTTACACTTTTTTCAGCAATATAATTTAATGTTTTAACAGGACTCCAATTATTCGCAACAAACTTTATACCATTAATTGATTCTTCTACTAAAACTTGTTTATCTGTTAATAATCCTTGATTATCTGTTCTTATTAATTTATCTGCTAGATCAGAACAAAACCCAGACCAAGCATTATTTAAACGAATATTAAGATCACGAACAGCATCTATTGAAATAAATTCTAATGTGTACATTGATAGTTTATCACGTACTGTTGATTTATCAGATACTTTATAAACATAAAATTTACCATTAATTCTTTTTTCAAATCCAGGAGTAGTAATATCTAATACAAGAAACTCTTCACCTATAATTGGAAGCTTGTTAATTAAATCGTATGATTCTACTAAAAGAAGTGATCCTGTAATGAATGGCGAAAATAAATCTTCATAGATATTTAAATTGCTAAACATACCTATTAAATTAATGGTTGAATATTTACCAACCAATTCCATTTTCCTTATATCAGTATCGCCTGCTTGTGTTAATTTATCAGAAAATGCCATAATTATTCTTTATAATGTAGTATTTAAATTATTTGATTCGCCAACTAAATCTTTTAACTCTTGAACAACTGCTTGAATTAAAGATGGTGCTATAATTTTAATTCTTCTTTTAGCTTCGTTCTTTTCAGTTTCATAATCTTTATTTGTAATTCCTACAGCACCAATCACAGTACTATCAACTACAAATCCATCTTTTCTGTATTCTTTAATTGAGTTTTGTGTTCCAGGATATTTTTTATCTACATATAACATTAACTGATTATATGATAAAGGAAAATCATCATAAACATTATAACGATTATTAGCTAACATAATTGTCCAATGTAATGTAGCATCTTTATAAAACTTTTCAGCAATAATCTCAGGTGTTTCTCCCTCACGTATATCATAATATTCCCAAAGAGTTATATTAGAAAGTGCTTGCTTTCTAATTCTAACATTAGTTGTTATATCTGTGACTATTTTAAATACATCTACGTTTTTTTCTCTTAACGTATAATATATTGTAGGAAACCTTTTAAAATACATAATTATCTCCTTAATTAAAATGTGTCAGAACTAGCACCAAAGCCTGAAGAAAAATTAGCATTAGTATTTCTTCGCTGAACTTCACCTTGTTCTAATGCATCTTTAGTAATAATAGAAACTTCTTTAAATGTTAAAGCTACTGAATATGATGTTGGTGATCCATTTTGAAAAGTACTATATTGAGCATTCGGTGCATAGTTTACACTCATTGATTCTAATACAGCTGATCTATGTCTATGAATAAATCTATTCTCTACTCCTCTATGCATAAAGAATATATCAAATTCAGCAGGATATTCGAATACGAATCCAGCATTATCTTTAAATCCTGGATGCATATGATATTTTAATTCGTCTATAATTCTTTTTACATTCTCAGCTTCGTTTTCACTTCGTGGATAAAATTCATAATTATAAGTAAATGATCTAAAAGGTACTCCTTCAAATATTTGTTCTTTCTTAGGGTTGAAAGCTAGACCTGCTAATTTTCCAACAACTTTACCAGTGTCAGTACCTCCTATTGCTTTTAAACCACCTGCTAAAGCTAAATCTAATCCTTTAGCATCAACTTCTCCTGATTTTGTTAAATCTGATTTTGCACCAATAACTTTATTTAAACCTCTACCAGCCAGTTCCGCTACATCAGCTGATGCTTCACCATATGTCACACCATAATTTATTGCTATGTTATTTGGTATATGTAATGCGATTGCAGTTTGTAATCTTTTTCTTGGTTTACCAAATGAACCAGCGATAGTGTCAGAGGCTACAAAAGCTGTACCGCCTAAAGCAAGTAATCCAGCACCAATTCCACCAACTCCTGTCAATCCAGAAGTGATACCTACACCTAATGCACCTAATGTTCCAACTCCTGTTGTAATAATACTTCCCAAACCTTTATTACCTAAATTTTTTAATCCTGATAATTCTTTTCCTACTCTTGATGTGACATTTGGTATAGCACCACCTCTGTCATCGCTTCTTGTGAATACTGAATCTGCTGTGATGTTAATATAAATCATCATGTACTGATTACCATATTCATTCTTTGAAGGATCTACTGAGAGTAGATCGTTAGGATACATATACTGTTTTGTTTTGTATAAATGATCTCCATAGTCGCCGAAGTTAGCTGAAGGAGTTGTATTTGAAATTGCCATATAAATAGAATTGACCTTTTTATTTATTACTATGTTTCACACAAGAAGATACAAACCAATACATCCAGAGAAATACGCAGGAGATCATACACAGATTTATCTTCGTTCATCTTGGGAAACAAAATTCGCTCTTTGGTGCGATAAAAACCCTTCAGTCGTTTCTTGGAAGAGTGAAGAAGTTATTGTTCCTTATCGTTCACCATTAGATAATCGAATTCATAGATATTTTGTTGACTTTACTATAACTGTAAAAGATAAACAAACATCTACTCTTAAGACTTATTTAGTTGAAATCAAACCATATTCTCAGACACAAACACCAGTATATCCAGGAAAACAATCAAGGAGATATTTAAAGGAATGTGAGACTTTTATAGTAAATACAGCTAAATGGAAAGCTGCAAGTGAATACGCAGCAAATAGGGCTCAAAGTTTCATTATTTTAACAGAAAAAGATTTAGGTTTACAATATATTAAATAAATAGATGTATGGCAAGACCAAGACAATCAGCACAAGATATATATGACAAATATAGACAAGATAAATCTATATTAACAAAGTCATTAAATTGGTTTCAAAAAGAAGCGAATAAATTAAGAACTTCTAGAATTGTACCAACAACATTAATAAGACCTGATGGGAATAATCGTATTGCATCAACTATTATTCCAGGAAATTTATATATGTATTTTTATGATGCAAAAACAAAAGACAAGCTACCTTATTACGATCAATTCCCTTTGGTGTTTCCTTTTGACGCAACACCAGATGGGTTTATAGGATTAAATATGCATTATCTACCTTATCAATTAAGAATAAGATTGTTAGATAGATTATTAGAGTTTGCAACAAATAGAAAATATAACGAGACTACTCGTATTCGTTATAGTTGGAACACAATACGATCAGCAAGTAAATTTCGTTTAGCTATGCCTTGTGTTAAAAAATATTTGTTTGATTATGTACAATCATCAATAATTAAAGTATCACCTGAAAATTGGTTTACTGTAATGATGCTTCCAGTAGAAAGATTTACAGATAATAAATCAAATGTTTGGGCTGATAGTATAGGAAAAATTTAATGTCAATTTTAGATATATTTGGATTAGGACGTTCTGAACCACCTACATCGCCACAAGATATAAAAAGATTTATAGCAGAAGTTAAAAAAGATGGAATTTCTAGAACCAATCGTTTTGGTTGCACAGTAGAACCACCTAAAACTATAAGAACAAATCCAGCATTCGCATCAGCAGATTTTTATAGAAAACTTTATTTGTATTGTGAGTCAATTAATATTCCTGGAGTTAATTTATCAACAGTGCCAGTAAGAACCTTTGGTGAAACAAGAGAAATGCCTTATGAGAAAGTATTTGATCCAGTCACAGCTGTATATTATGTTGACACTGCTTTTAAAGTGAAAGCATTCTTTGAAGCTTGGCAAGATTCAATTCAAAATACAACTGATCGAACAATACAGTTTTACGATAATTACATTAGTACAATTACATTATTTGTGAATGATGTTGCAAACAATACAAGATATTTAACAAAGCTACATCAAGCATATCCAAAAACAGTTCAATCAATTCAATTAGGACAAGCTTCAAATGAACCAGCAAAAGTTTCAGTGACCTTTGCATATAAGTATTTTACAACAGAATTATTTGCTCCACCTCCTCCAGCACAAAAAGGATGGATTCAAAGAATATTAGAAGGAGCACAAGAGATAGGAAATCAAGTATTAACTGATCCTGTAGGTGTGATTGTAAATTCATTACCAGTTGCTGCAAATTATTTTAGTGATTTTTCTGGATTTCAAAATTCTTTTACTGATCTTTCAAATTCAATTGGTAATAATCGAAACAATCAATTTGCACCACAATATAATAGTGCACCACCAGATATATTAAATGCTGGTGTTAAGTTTTCACAACAAACATTAAGTGGAATGATAGGACAATCGTTTAGAGCAATTTAAGGATTTTATAATGTCTAAAATAGATGATACATTAAGTGATAAATTAAATATAGAAAAGATTCCTACAATTGAGCCTGAATTAATTGTAGTTAAAAAAGATTCGAGAGAAGAAGATAAAACAAAGAGTGATATTGTAAATGATTTCAATACAACTCGAGCCAATCTTCATAATCTTTTAGTTAAAGGTGAAGAAGCATTAGTTCACTCTCTTGAAATAGCAAAACAATCAGAACATCCAAGAGCATTTGAAGTTGTTGGAAATATGATTAAACAGTTAGCAGATGTGAATCAACAACTATTAGATTTACATAAACAAACAGCATCTGTAAGTTCTATAGAGAAAAAGAATACAGTGACGAACAATAATGTATTCGTAGGATCTACAAATGAATTGAATAAGATAATTAAAAATTATAAAGAAACTGAAGGAGAATAATAGTATGGCTTTGCCTATGAGTAATACACCGATTTATACTTTACGTGTACCCTCTACAAAACAAGAGTATAAATTTAGACCATTTTTAGTAAAGCAAGAAAAAGCATTACTAATCGCTTTTCAATCTGAAGATGAAAAGGTAATGGTGAATACATTAAAAGAAGTTATTAAAGAATGTGTTATTGGTATAGATGCATCTAAACTTTCTTTATTTGATATTGAATATATTTTTTGTCAAATAAGAGCAAAGGCAGTTGGTGAAACTGTTGAATTGATTGGAAGATGTGATAATGAAGAGTGTCAAAAAAAAGAAGAGAGTAAAAAAGTTATTATTGTAAATATAGCTGATGTAGAAGTTTTTACACCAGAAGGACACGAAAATAAAATACCTTTATTTGAAGATGTTGGTGTGATGATGAAATATCCATCACTTGACTTATTACTAACATTAAAAGATATGAAAACAAGAACAGTTAAAGGTAAAGAAAAAGAAACTGAAACAAATAATTACTTTGATATAGTAGCACAATCTATAGAATACATATACGATGGACAACAAATATTTTATACTAAAGATCAAACAAAAGAAGAAGTATTAAAATTTGTTGAAAATCTTACATCTGAACAATTTAAAAAATTGGTAAACTTTTTTAATACAATGCCTAAATTGACTAAAGAAATAAAATGGAACTGTCCTGTATGTAATAAAGAACAAGTTAGAAAGATAGAGGGTTTAGCCAATTTTTTTTCGTAATGCTCAGTCATGAGTCATTAGTTAATTTTTACAAAACTAATTTCGCATTAATGCAATATCATAAGTATTCACTGACCGAGCTTGAAAATCAATTACCCTTTGAGCGTGAAATATATATTGAAATGCTAATCAAACATTTAAATGATGAAAAAGCAAAAGCAGAACAAAGAAGATTAAGTAGAAAGTAAAAAAATATGGTAGTACAAGCATTCGGAGGACTCGTAGCAAGAACAGCAGCACAAGGTGCTGGTGCATCAGTAAGAACAGTTGGTGCTGGTAGTGCTGTGAGAGGTGCTACAAATATTTCATCAACAGTTAGTGGTGTAGCTGGAAGTACAGTTGGTCAGGGAAGAAGTGGAAAATCTTCTATACTTGATTCAAAAGGGAATCCAATAATTACTCCAGCCAAAACAGGTGTCGCTCCTGCAGGTGGTGGAGCATCTTTAGAACAGAGTAGAGAAAGTAATGCTCTTCAAGATAGAATGATTAATTTACTTGAAGCAATTGAAGCTAATACTTCAGGTAAAGGACAAGATGTAGCTTCAACGAAACCTCAACAAACATTAATGGAAAGTGTAATGTCGACACTTGGTGGCATGATATCAGGAATAGGAGGATTGCTTACTGGGCTTGGAATTTTTAAGGGATTTAAAGATGCTGCAGCTGCAAAAGAAAGAGGAGAAAGTGAATTTGGTATATTTGCTGAATTTGTTAAAGGTACAATCAAAGGAATATTAAATATTCCATTCAACATAGTTGATAATATTTTAAATTTATTTGATATAGACATTCCTGATAATATGGGTGATTTAATTGTTGAGGGTGCAATAAAAATGGTTAAAGATCTTGCTGATTATATTAAAAATTTACCTGATCGTATTATGAAAGCAATAACAGGTATGATTGAAAATATTGGAATACCAGAGTTTAAAATATTTGGAAAATCATTCGGTCCTTATTATCCTTTCCGTGGAGATGGAGAAGTAAAACAAGAAGATACACAAGGTCCACCTCAAACAACTACAACTAAAACAGTAATGCCTGAAGCTAAAAACAAAGAGGGCATATCAGACGATTTAAATATAAAAGAATTTGGTCCTGATGCAAAAGTCACTGTATCAGGTGGAGAAACAAAAACATATAAAGCAAAACCTTTTAATAAAGAAGCTTATAAAGCAGCTGAAGAAAAACTGAAATATCAAGAACTTCAAGGAACAACATCATTTGTAAAAGATCCAGTCACAGGTGAAGGAGCAACAATAAAACAAACTTCAAAATCTATGACAAAGCAACAAGCAATGGAATTTTTAGCCAACAATAGTGCAAGATACGGATCAATGATTGACCAAATTAATGAATATATTAGATTTGCTTTTCAAGATGGTAAACCAATGCCAAATATTAATGAATTACCATTTATGAGACCAGGATCAATGCCACGAGCAAGCAAGGGAGAGGAAGAAAAACAAAAAATGTTTATAGATGCTGTTCATACAGTATATCCTGAATTAATTCAAAAATTATATCAATCAAAAACAAAAGATGGTAAGTTCAATACTTCAGATTTACTTAGAGATTTAAATGATCCAGAAGGTCAGGCAGATTTGCAAAAAGCTGGAGCAGGTTATACAGAAGCAGATAAAAGTACAGTTGCTCTTGATTCTTTTAATCCAATATTTAATGAGGTAAAGGGTGTAGGATTAAATGCAAGAATAAAAAACAGAGAATTAGAAAAAGCAAACGAATCTCAGAGTGGAAATGCTGTAATGAATAGTTCTGCTGCTGCCGAAGCTGCAAAATCTAAAGAGTCGAGTAATGTTGTAATCAATGCTCCATCTTCAACTGTAAATGCACCAAAATCATCGAATATGGTAATGCCAGAAAATATAAGAAATAATGAAACGAGTATGTCTCGATATATAGATAGTCTGAGTGGTGTAAATATTTAATATGATGTCATCCTTTAAATCTTTTGCGAATACTGCAAATGAATATAAAGATGGTTGGCTAACTGTCTTTGATATTGATGATACACTCTTTTCAACCACTGCAAAAATCCGAGTACGAAATTCAATCACAAATGAAACAATTAAATCGCTAACTGCATCAG